CACACGCCGGCAGAGGAAGGGCGTGGCTGGGATGCCAGGGCAGCGGTTAAAAGAATACTCGCCCTTTCAACGAGCGAGGGAGGAGAGGTCAACTGGAGCAAGTTTGCGCAAGGGTTCACGTGGTTTCATGCAGAAAATGCAGACAAGCAGGTTTCCTATAAATTGCCACACCATGACGTAGGTGCAGATGGCGGCATGGTAACAGTATGGCGAGGTGTGGCGGCAGCTATGGCCGCGCTTCTTGGCGCAAGGGGTGGGGTTGACATACCGGACAGCGAGCGCCGGGGCGTCTACAATCACCTGAAAAAGCATTACGCGCAGTTTGACAAAGAAGTGCCAGATTTCCGCATGGTCGAGGAGCAAGTACTCAAGGGGCTCGATACTGAAATTGAGTCAATAGTGCAGGACGAGCGCTCGGACAAGGTATTCAAAATGTTCAAGAAAATACGCAGGGAAATGCAGAGAACAACCAAGAAGGCTTCATCTGCAGAGGAGCAAATGAAAACAGTCCTCACGGTTCTACGTGAGGCAGTCAAAGTGGGTATTACATTATCTAGCCATGGAAAGGAGGTAAAATAAAATGGACAAAACAAAAGTTAGTGAGCTACTTGAAGGGCTGAAAACCGCACTTCTTGGCGAAACCAAGGAGGGCGATGCTGAAGAGCCTGTTGTCGAAGGTGAAGACGGTAAGACCCTTACCGCCGACATGACAGCAATGGTCAAAGAGCTTGGTGCTACAATCGCTGACGCAATCAAAGAGGCAAAAGGGCCTTCTGCCGCAGAAACAGAGTTGAGAGACAAGCTGTTGTCGACGGAGAAAGGTCTGCCCGGCATTCAATTCCCGAAAATGGAAACATTGGAAAAGATGCAGGAGGCATACAGAACCTCAACCGACCCCGCTATTAAGAAAGAGGCAGGTGATAATATCATAGTCTCATTCTTCAAGGCATGGGTTAATTATGGTGAGAGCGATGAGGCGACACGAGTATTCAAAGCTTTAGTAGAAGGTACGGCTGGAGATGGTGGGTACTTAGTGCCTGCTCCGCTTGCTGCGGAAGTCTGGCGGGTTCTTCCCGACATGACTGTTATGCGTAGGATTGCACGAACAATCCCCATGACGGCAGACACACTCGACCTGAACAGCCTGCTTGCACAACCAGAGGCGTATTGGGTGTCTGAATATGCGAAGAAAACGACAACCTCGGCAGAGTTTGACCAGAAGCAGTTAGCAGTCAACAAGCTGGTCTGCTTGCTCCCGATTACGCACGAGCTTCTTGCTGATGCAAACATACCCCTTGCACAATTTATCGTGGGGCTGTTTGCTGAAAGAATTGGCACGGTGGAGGACAGAGCGTTCTTCATCGGCTCTGGTACAGGGCAGCCTCGTGGTATCAATGCTGAAACATTGACCACGGTTGCTGCAGGCGGTACTTTCAACTTCGACGACATAATTGACCTCGAGTACAGTGTTCCACAGGCAGTTCGTCTCGCGCGTAGGGCAGCTTTCGTTGGCAATCAATACGCAATTAAAACATTGCGTAAGGTAAAAGACACCAACGGAGACTACATCTGGCGTGATGGCGGAGTGGTGCAAACGGAGAACGGCCCATTGCGGACTCCGGGGACATTGCACGGCTACACGTTCTACGAGCAGAATGACCTACCGCAGAAGTCTATCTTCTTTGGAGACTGGGGCTTCTACATCATTGGAGACCGGCAGCAAATCACTGTCAGTCGTACCGATGAGGGTGGAGATGCTTGGAGGCGTGATGCCACCGAGTTCAAAGCTGTTGAGCGGGTTGATGGTCGTGCGGTCATGACCACGCCGTTCGCGAAGCTGACGTTCTAGTAGCGAAAAAACCGAGTATCGTGTCACTCGAATGAGACAGTAGGAAATCAACACGAGGATTGCGACCGCCGCAGCTGGGAGTTCACCTCCCAGGAGTGCATACGAAAAATAGTATGTAGTCGTTAGGAGGTGAAAGTGATAAAAGTAACCCTTATAAAGCCACACGGCAAATATGATATTGGCAAGGTTCTCGAGGTTGAGCGCAACGATGGCCACACGCTCATAGAGCAGGGTGTAGCAATTCTTGGCAGGCATCGCATACCTAGTTATCAGTCAAAGGAAATGAGTGCTAAACCTAAATCTAGGTATCGCACCAAAGGGAGGGGATAATGTCCCTCAAGTCATACGCACTCACCACCGTTGCAAGGGTAAAAACCTACGCTGATATTTCAACCTCGGATGATGACACTCTCCTTGAAAGTATTGTTAATGCCGTTACAGAGTACATAGAGAGCTACACCGGCAAGCGGTTTAAGCAAACAGCGTACAGTAACCAAGAAATGGACAGCGACGGCTCGGAGTTCCTTTTTCTTGAGCATTACCCTGTTTCAACAACTGCCTCGTTCACCCTGCAGGAGCGCGAGAGCGGAGAAAACGAGGACGACTGGAGTACTGTAGACAGCAATGACTACTTTATAGACTACGACACCGGCGTCATCACTGTGGCGAATGGCAAGTTTATAAAGGGAACAAAGAAGTACCGCAGCTCATACACCGCAGGTTACGATTTCGATAATGCAACAACCTATCTTTCCGACACCACGGCTGGCGACATTGAATTGGCAGCATGGGAGCTCTCAAAATCTACTTACAACAGCCGGCGAGGCTCGTCGAATGTTGAAAGCGAGAGTATTGGCAGCTACTCCGTGAAGTTTGCCGCTGCGTTATACGAAAACGAGAACATAAAGGCAATACTCGACAAGTACAGGGGGCATGATGGAATACAGGTACTTGGGCCGGATAGGTTCTCATGAGTATAGAGCGATACTTTAACAAAAATATAGTCATACGAAGGGAGCGTGAGCTCGGCTCGAATAAAAGGGGCGTACAGGCAACCGCAACGGCAGACGCTTGGTATGACGACCTCGATGCGCAAGAGCGCTCGCAGCTCGGTATCATAGGAGAACGCGCGTGGCGCTTCTGGTTCAGGCTTGATGAGGACGTTCAGGAGGGGGACATACTCGTTGACCAGGACACAAACGACAGGTTCTTCGTGCGGGAAGTCACGAAACGAGACATCGGCATCAATCGGCACTTGGAAATACTAGCGGTGGAGCACAATGCTTAGGATGAAAGTCACACTCAAGCCAGATATAAACAGGCTCGCTGGCGCGCTTGAGGGCGTTGATTGGGTTGGGGTGAAGCGGCAGATAGCAGAAACAATTGCATTCCAGATAGAGCGATATGCAAAGCAGGCGACTCCTGTTGATACCGGCCGGCTACGAGCAAGCATCGTGGTTTCCTCGCCAGTTGGCGGTAAAAGCATTAGGACAACCATAGGTCCGCACGTCAAGTACGCTGGCTGGATACACAGCGGGCGCATGTATAGAAGCGGCCGTTTGGTAACCATACGCGGGCGTGGGAAGGCCGGGACGCCTATAGGGGGCATGCCATTTATGCGCATCGGCACAAACCTCGCCCTAGCAAAGTTAAGCGGCATACCAGTTGCCTCGAGGCTGCATAGCGAGCTACGGAGAAACCTGCGCGAGCTACGGAGGATAGCGGCATGAGCTGGCAAACCATACGACCACAAATCAAAACCCTCCTGGACAATACAGGAGCATTTCAAGAAACCTCGGCTACACCGAAGCTACAGTTCGACGGCTACCCGGCAGCGTATGTCGTGCAAAGCGACCAGGACAGCGACTTTGAGACAAATGTTGAAAATGAAAGAATATACGCATTCCTGATACGGATGTTCTACTCAACCAAGGGAATAGGGGTCGCGACAGCATTGACTAGACTTGAAGGTATTGTTGATGATATAGTGGATGCAATCGACCAAGACTCCTATAAGGGGGCGGCTACAAGGGTTGTCGGGGTGAGTATGCCAAGCAACTACACCTGGATTAACACTTATGCCGCTCCTTCGGTATTTGGAGAGGTAGAGGGAGAAGACCTAGTCATGGCAGAGATACGAGTACGAGTGAAAGTCTCGTTCGACATTACATAAAAAGGAGGGAGCATGACCAAGTTCATCGGAAGACAGCTACAGGTCGGCGTAGCTCGTGAGGCCAGCAGGGGCGGAGGTGCGGCCACCCCATCAATTATTATCCCGCATGTGGACTTTTCATTCGACGACAAAGTCTCAAGAGCAAGATTATCACCAGGGCTTGGTAAGCTAGCCGACAGCGAACAAGCGCTCGTGACTAACCGCTATGGTCAGGGAGACCTGAACATGGACTTGCGCGACCAGTCAATCGGGTACTTCCTGTACTCGCTGCTGGGGACACTTTCGACCACCGGGCCGACTGATAGTGCATATACCCATGCGTTCTCGGTCAGCGAAAGCGTGCAACACCAGTCGCTCGCTCTCTTGGTGAAGGATGAAAATATCACCGAGGAGTACAAGCTGGCGATGGTCGAACAGCTGGAGATAGTCGCCACCATGGACGAAACGGTGAAGGCAATCGTGAGCTTTATGTCGAAGAAAGGCGAGGCATGGACAAACTTCTCAACGGCGCTGACGGATGAGAACAAGTTCACGAAAAAGCACGTTACCATGAAGGTTGCTGGAGCGGTTGGAGACCTTACGGCTGCAACAGCGGTGTCAATCAAGGCGCTGCGGTTACTCATAAAGCAAAACCTGGGACTGGATGACTCACTCGGCACTGCCGAGCCGGAGGACATTCTCAACCACCAGCTGACAGTCGAGGGTGAGGTAACCCTCAACTACAGCGATGCCACATGGAAAGGCTACTTCCGCGACCCGACAGACAGGGCGATGGAAATTAAACTGGTGCAAAATGATGCAACCATAGGGGCAGGTACAAACCCCTCGCTGACCATACGGATGCCGAAGGTGGACTTCCACACTTGGGACGCAAACTATGCGCTCGACGAAATCGTCACCCAAACGCTATCGTTCAAGGCGAGTTATGATGTAGCCAACACGCTCAACATCATATCAACCTGCGACCTGGTCAACGCAAAGACAGCGTACACGTCGTAAGCTGATATACAATAAAGGAGGTACTATGGAAGACCGTTTGAAGGTCGTCAAGCTCCCCTCTGGAAGGGAAGCAAAAGTCGTCCGCTGGTTTACCAGGGGCGAGGCAAAACAAA